TAGATATTCCTGTAGTGATTGGGGTAATTTAATGGCTACCAGTATTAGTTCGGTAACACAGCGAGGGACTTCCGAGCCGTTCGAGCTTCAGGTTGCCCGTGGGCAGATTGCCCTGCATGAGTCACTCTTTAAGTATGGCTACAATCCGTTAATCATTAACGTGGAAGAGACAATCTGGGACGTGGGTGGCACATACAGCTTCATTGCCACCGCCGCGCCGTTGGTTGTCACCAGCGCTTCGGGCGCAACAGATGCCGGAGTCACCGGTGTTGTCCAAGGTCTTGACTCAAACTACAACGAAATCTCAGAAGCCTTTACCCTCAACGGTTCTGGCACCTACACCACAGAACTGAGCTTTTACCGAGCACACCGCGCCTACATCACCGGAGCTTCAGAACCGGCTGGCAACATTAATTTCACCATCGGGGCGACCACCTACGCCAGAATCACAGCCGGCGAGAACCAAACCCTCATGGCCGTTTACACCGTTCCTGCCGGTAAAACACTTTATGTGAGCGCTAACACCGCCACACATGGCACCGATACCTCAGGCGCCTTCATAACGGTAAGATTTAAGGTGAGAAACGAGGGGAGTGTGTTTCGCACCGCCACCAAGATTGACATGATCGGCGGCGAAATCCTGTTCCCCTACCAGTTTCCGCTGAAGGTGCCAGAGAAAAGTGATATACAGTTCACGGCGATCTGTAATAAAAACCAGAACAACGCGATTGCCGCCACTATTGACGGCGTTCTAATCAAAGAAGGCGGGTCATTAGAATGAACCAGTATGGCGGGCTTGACGCCCTGATGGCGCTCAGTCAAATGTCACCGGAGCAGTTCCAGACCGGCCTTGACCGCATGAGCCAAATCCAACAGCGCTATACGCCTCAGACTCAACAGCCCACAATGACTCAGACCAACGACGCTGAGGGCGGCTTTGGCACTGGCGCCAACCCATACACACAGCCTTATTACCAGCGGCAGTTCGGCCAAGGCTACCAAGCTCCCGGCTACTATGGACGCTCATTCATGCCAATGACCGGCGGACTGTATGGTCAGGCCAGAAACCCCTATAGCATGGGCAAAGGGGGCGCGATGCCATCCTATGGCGCAGGGAAGGGCGGATACTTCTAATGCGGAACTACCGCAAGGAGTATGAAAACTACCACTCCAAACCCAAGCAGAAAAAGAACCGAGCCAAGAGAAACGCGGCAAGGGCCGAGATGGAGCGCGAAGGCAGAGTTAGAAAGGGCGATGGCAAGGATGTGGCCCACAAGAAGCCGCTAGCAAAGGGCGGCAGTAACAAGCGATCAAACCTGAAGGTGGCGTCAAAGTCAAAGAATCGCTCGTTTAAGAGGACAAAATCAGCCGGGATGGCGTAAATGTCAGAGCTAATAACGCCCCAGCTAGCCAAAAAGCTAAAGGGCGCATCTCCCGAGGTTAAGCTACGGGTTGCAGAGCAACTCAGGCGAATCGAGGAGCAACGAAAAATTGAAAGCGCACAAACCTCTTTTATGGGGTTTGTTGGGCATATGTGGCCGGCCTTTATTGAGGGCAGACACCACAAGATCATGGCGGAAGCCTTCGAGAAGATTGCTCGAGGCGATCTAAAGCGTCTGATCATTAATATGCCACCCAGACACACCAAGTCTGAATTTGCTTCTTACTTGTTACCGGCATGGTTTCTGGGCCAGTATCCCGGCAAGAAAGTGATTCAGACGGCGCACACCGCCGAATTGTCGGTAGGTTTTGGCCGAAAGGTGAGAAACCTTGTGGACTCGGATGACTTCAAGGAAGTCTTTCCAAATCTGCAACTGAGGGCAGACTCAAAGGCCGCAGGCCGATGGAGCACCAATGACGGGGGCGAATACTTCGCTATCGGTGTTGGCGGTGCGGTAACTGGTAAGGGTGCTGACCTGCTGATCATTGACGACCCTCACTCAGAACAAGAGGGGCAGTCGGGAGATCCGTCCGTCTTTGATCGCACTTATGACTGGTACACGTCCGGTCCTCGACAGCGTCTCCAGCCGGGAGGCGCCATCATCATTGTGATGACTCGCTGGCACATGCGAGACCTAACCGGCAAGATTCTTAAATCCTCCGCTCAGAGGTCAGGCACCGATGAGTGGGAGGTTATTGAGTTTCCGGCAATCATGCCATCAGGGAAAGCCCTGTGGCCTGAATTCTGGAGCATCGCAGAGCTTGAGGCTCTACGCAATGAACTGCCCTCCCCTAAGTGGAACGCGCAGTATCAGCAAAACCCAACGTCCGAAGAGGGCGCTTTAATCAAACGCGAGTGGTGGCAAGTCTGGGAAAAGGACCGACCCCCGCCGTGCGAGTTTATTATCCAATCTTGGGATACAGCGTTTTTAAAAACCCAGCGGTCTGACTTTTCCGCTTGCACAACGTGGGGTGTGTTTTACATGCCTGACGACGAGGGCTTATCAAAGCCAAACATCATCCTGTTGGATGCATACAAAGAACGTCTGGAATTTCCTGAATTGAAGCGCAAGGCTTACGAGCTTTGGGCGGACATGCAACCAGATGCATTTATAGTGGAAGCTAAAGCGGCAGGGATGCCCCTGATTTTTGAGCTTCGGGCGATGGGCATTCCGGTATCGGAATACACTCCGTCCAGAGGCAATGATAAGATAGCGCGAGTCAATGCTGTTGCTGACTTGTTCGCATCTGGCGTCGTTTGGGCGCCACAGACAAGATTTGCTGAAGAGGTGGTCGAAGAGTTTGCCGCGTTCCCTGCTGGGGAGCATGACGACTTGGTTGACTCCTCCACGCAGGCACTTCTTAGGTTTAGGCAAGGCGGGTTCGTTCCGCTCTACACCGACGAAGAAGACGGGCCTACCGATTACGGCAGGAGAGCCGACTACTACTAAGGGGCAACATGGCCTTTTTGCAAAGCAACATCCCGCACTTTAAGTGCTGGGTGCGGCGTGAATACACGCACAACCATGAGAAGTATCATGGAGAATTCCTCCACGCGATGGCGATAGCTGTCACGGCGATGCCGAATAGGTGCCTCAGCTTCCAGATTATCTTTACTGGCGCTGAGACATACGACGAGGACGAACCAAATGTCCACGGCGGCGCCATGTGGGCTAGGATGCCGATAACGGCGTTGGTCGCGGATACGCCACTAGAAGAGTGGCCAGATCCAATGCCAACCTATGCGGCCCAGCCTTGGGATTGTTCATCGAGGACACACGCTGTTTATGTTCTCGACAGGGCCACCCCGTGCCCATGGATGGCAAAGATAGAAGACCAATTTTATCCGGCTCGATACCTGTTTACCGTTGACTACACGGACAGCGAGATAGCCGACGATCCGGCACAGCACAAGCAGAGCCATGTTCTTGAGTTGCTGGATGCCGGGAGATGGACGGGGAACATTGTTGCCCTGCCCAATAACAGAGTTAGGGTTACGCATCCCGCGTGGTTTGAGACGGGCGAAGGCGCCCCAGACTTCAGGCCATCCCAGCACATCCACTACTCTAAGTCGGATCTGGATTACACGCTGGACGTAAACAGAGTATTCAACAACCTATATGCAGGTGCCGAAGATGAAGATGAAGAGTAAAGGTTATGCCAAGGGCGGTAAGCTCAAGATGGTTGAAAAGGACGGCAAAGAAGTTCCTTTTTTCGCCGCTGACGGCAAAGGCAAGATGGCTAAAGGCGGGATGACGCCAAAGACCAAAGGCTATTACAAGGGCGGCAAGGTGATGAAGCCCAAGGGAATGGCTAGAGGCGGCATGACTCGCGGTTGCGGAGCGGCAACCAAGGGAACCAAACACTCGAACAAAATGGGCTAATCATGGCCATAGACAAACTCAGCACCCCATTCGACCCTGCCGAGGTTGATGACGAAGCGATTGAAATCGTCATAGAAGACCCGGAGTCCGTCAGCATTTTTGACGAAGAGGGCGGGATGATTATTGACTTTGACCCAGACGCTGGAGAGCTGATGGGCATGTCCCATGACTCCAATCTTGCTGAGTTTATGGGCGAGTCCGAACTCGACATTCTGTCGCATGAGCTTATTGCTCAGTTTGAGTCGGACCGCCAAAGCCGAGCTGACTGGGAGGACTCCTATATTAGGGGCCTAGACCTGCTCGGTTTGAAGTTTGAGGATAGATCGACCCCTTGGGAGGGCGCCTGCGGGGTGTTCCACCCAATGCTGTCAGAGGCGGTAATCCGCTTCCAAGCGCAGACGATCCAAGAGATTTACCCTGCTAGCGGCCCAGTAAAGACCTCTATCGTAGGGAAGATTGACGAAGAAAAAACCAAGCAGGCGCATCGGGTCGAGAATTATCTCAACTACCTGATAACCCAGCGCATGACTGAGTACCGAACTGAGACCGAGAAGCTATTGTTCTCGCTCCCAATCGCGGGCTCTGCATTCCGTAAAGTTTACTATGATCCCAGCTTGGGACGCCCCTGCGCCATGTTTGTACCGGCGGAGGATTTTGTGGTCAGCTACGGCGCGTCAGATTTATCGACCTGTCAACGCGCCACCCATATCATGAAGAGAACGTCGAACGATATTCGGAAGCTACAAGTTGCTGGCTTCTACATGAATGTCGATCTTCCGCCGCCTTCACCCGATATTTCAGAGATTCAGCAGAAGTACAACCGATTAACGGGCGACTCTGAGAACTACGAGTTTGACAACCGGCACACCCTGCTGGAGATGCACGTAGACCTTGATCTGCCCGGATTTGAAGACACAGACAAAGGCGAACCGACAGGCATCGCACTTCCCTACGTTGTTACCATTGACAAGTCGTCCAGAACGATTCTTTCAGTGCGTCGCAACTGGTACGAAGACGATCCCAAGAAACTTCGCCGAGAGCACTATGTGCACTACCAGTACCTGCCCGGACTAGGTTTCTACGGGTTCGGTCTTGTGCACATGATCGGCGGCCTATCGAAGTCAGCGACATCGCTACTCCGACAGCTCGTCGACGCTGGAACCCTTGCCAACCTACCGGGAGGTTTGAAGTCACGCGGACTGCGTATAAAGGGGGACGATACCCCTATTATGCCGGGCGAATTCCGCGATGTCGACGTTCCGGGTGGAGCAATTCGCGACAACATCACCTTCCTGCCTTACAAGGAACCAAGCAATGTGCTGTATCAACTGCTTGGCGATATCGTTCAAGAGGGGCGAAGGTTCGCGTCAGCGGCAGATGTTAAAGCGTCCGATATTAACGGCGAAGCTCCGGTTGGCACCACGCTTGCAGTTTTAGAGAGAGAGATGAAGGTTATGAGCGCGGTTCAAAGCCGTGTTCACGCTTCAGTCTCTAAAGAATTAAAAATCCTGTCAGAACTTGTTAAAGATTACGGGCCGGATGTTTATCCTTACGATAAGGACAGCGACCCTGTCGTCAAGGAAGATTTTGATGATCGCGTTGACATTATCCCTGTCAGCGATCCAAACGCGGGCACCATGGCCCAGCGCATCATGCAGTATCAGGCGGCACTTCAACTGGCGGCACAAGCCCCACAGATGTACGACATGCCCCTGCTTCACCGTCAGATGCTAGATGTTCTTGGCATCCAAGACGCAGACAAGATCGTGCCGACGGAAAACGACATAAAGCCGACGGACCCTGTCACGGAGAACATGAACATCATCAACGGCGAGCCGGTGAAGGCGTTCATCTACCAAGACCACGAGGCTCACAT